CGAGAACGCCGCGATCGAGGTTGCGCGCTTCTTTGAGCCGAGCGAGCTCTTCAGCGCTCATCAGACGGCGGTCCTCGATCGCGCCTAGGCGTTGGCCGGGCTATACGCCCGGCCCGGCACCATTGCCAATGAGTGTCAAGTTTGCTGGCTACCATGTTCCAAGCGCCCCTGTGTTCACAGTCCAGGCTCCCCCCCCTCAATCAATTGGAGGTTGGGGATTCTTCTGGTTTTTCCAGTGGTTGCTCGATGTGATGGTTGGCCTTGTGGACGGTGGCACCACTGTGCTTCTCTCGCCTTATAGGGCTTGGGACCGCCTTGATTCGTACCTTGAGGGTCACGACCTCCAGTATGTGAGGTTTTGTGCCATGTCGGCTCCGATCTTGATTGCAGGTCTCTTGATTTTGTTGGTGTTTGAAGTGCGGAACAGGCGGCGAGAGGGCAAGCTATTGATAGCGGAGGGCCCTGTGCGCCGCAAGCCAGTTGAGCTTAGTTTCAGTGGCGTCAGTGTTGACAAGAATAACGCGTCCTTTGTGTCTGTCAGAAGTATTGATCGTTATGGTGTTGAGTGTACAGTGCTTGTCCCCCGATTTCAACTTGATATCCCAAAAGCTGGGAAGACGGTTGGGTTTGAGCAGGAGATGGCGTTTGCTACCACCACATCCGTTCCACTCATGTATTCCGACTCGTGCCCTAGGGGCGTTGTTGGCATTGCGTTTGAAGGAAATGCTCTTGGTATGGGTTTCTGCTACGGCGACTGTTTGGTTACAGCTGCCCATGTGATGGCGGGCCTAAACAAGAGTACCTGGGACTTGTATTCTCTTTATCATCCGATGAAGAAGACGGGCACTCGGATGCCCAAGCTCTCTGGAGGGAAGGTTTTGTATATGGATGCAGACCTGGATCTTGCTGTGGTGAAACTCACCAACAACCATTGGTCCGCCGTTGGAGTTCGACCTGCGAAGGTTGCTTCGGCAAAGGAAAAGGATGTTGGTTTTCTCTACGTATTTGATGAGGGCAGACAGCCGGCGTTTTCGTCAACGCAGCTGTCCGCCATTGGCCATTTGGCATTTGCTCATCGGTGCAACACAGCCAAGGGTGATTCGGGTTCTCCCATTTACAATGGAAAGGGTTCAGTGATTGGTCTTCACCAAGGAGCGAACCACAAGAATGGATATAATCAGGGTATTGTGTTGAATTTCCTCTTCAAACTCTGCAAGCAACTTGGTGAAGCCAATGTTGTTGAGCCGGAGTCTGAGTCGAGCAAGGATTCAATGTATTCAGAGGATTATGAAGCTAGATCGGTTTGGTCTGCTGCTGACTCCAAGTCTGCCTATTCGGCGGAGGAGGAGGAGGAGCGACGAAGGATTGTTGAGGAGTTTGACCAGAGTTTTGGCGAGCTCCATTACAGTGAGACTTCTCGCGCCTTCTTCATTGGGGTCAACAAGAGGATTGGCGAAGGATTGAAGGGTAGAGCTTGGGCTGATGAACCCGAGTCTCGACGCACCAATTTCCAGAAGCCACCACGCCAGGCAGGTTCTCTTCCTCCCCCATCCACTCCAGATGATTCTCCTCCAACTCCCCCCCCTCCCCCCCCTTCGAGCAGTGCTCAGGGGGTTGCGGCTCCTGCCGCCAAACCATCGAGGAAAAGACGTGCTAAGCCCACTGTTGAAGAAGCAGCAGAGGTTAGCGCGCCGCCTAGAGTGAGTTTCCCAGCCCCTGAGGCGGGAAACGGGACGAGCCCCAGCCAGACTGGGGCGAAAATCCCTCCACTGGCTCAGCCCTCGACTACCTCATCAGGCTCGGGCATCTCGCAAGAGGTGTCCCACAAGAAGAAGAGCGAGTCCCAGACACTGCAGCCCACAAGCTCCGGTTTGTCGGTCGAACAGCTCCAATCTCTCGTGGCACTCCTCCCAGAGCTCCAGCGCCTGGCGTCCTTGACCGCCTTGCCAGCCACTGTCCGGAAATCAGCGACTACTCCTGGCCCCGAAATGGGGGCGCAGTAGAGCGTCGCAGCATCTTCAATCAATGTGCCCGCGTGTTGGAGGGTTCTCCCCCCACGCAGGATGACATTGATCATGCGGTGCGCCAGTTGATTCCTTATTATCCCAAGTCGAGAGAACCTTTGGTTCTCACCTTGCTTGAACGGGGAGATGACAACGCACTTCTTGAGTTGATTGATGATGTGATGGAGACGGTGCGTGGTGACGCGAGTTCAGGTTTCCCTCTTCTCAGAGTTTCCCCAACCAAAGGCCCTTTGTTGTCTTCTCACCACAGAGCGATTATTCGCCAGGCGGTGTTGGAGCGTCTTCGCGTTTGGCTACGGCACGACTTTGAGGACAGGTCTCCGGAGAGACTTGTCGAGATGGGCTTTGTTGATCCCGTCGCACTCTTTGTGAAAGCAGAACCTCACCACCGTGAAAAGATCGGTGGAAGAGAGAGACTCATCGCAAGTGTGTCGGTCGTGGATGAAATCATTGCCCGCCTCCTCATGCGGAATCAGAACAAGATTGAGATCGCCAAGTGGGCCACCATTCCCTCTCAACCGGGAATGGGGGCCTCGGATGAGATGTTGAAGGTTCAGACGGATTGGATAGACGCTAGGTGCAGGGCTGGATTTGAATTGGCTGACTCAGACGTCAGTGGCTGGGATATTGGCACTAAAGAGTGGCAGTACCAGGCTGACGTCAGCCGGCGGGTCCAGCTTGTAGACTGGTCTCCCAGCGCGGGAGGTAGGAGAGAAATGTTCAGGAGGTTGTTGACTGTCCACCATCATTGCCTCACCCATAGTTTGTTTGTGTTGTCACGGCACCACTTACGCTCAAGAGGGTGGAGGCTGGATGAAGAGTGGTTCTTATGTCACCTCCAGCACGAACTCCTTCCAGCGTTGTCATCTTGCTGTCCTCTCTGGATCGCACCCTGCCTGTGTTAAGGCGATGGGTGACGATTGCATTGAGGAGGGCGGCAATGAGACATGGAAGAAGGGGTTCTATGCTCGAATGGGATTTATCTTGAAGCAGTTCAACATGAGTCATGGGTATGATGTTGAGTTTTGTGCACACCGATTTTCTCGGTCTGGTCGCGTTTATCGCGATAGGATAGAGAAGTCGTTGTACTCTCTCGTTTCCAACCCTTTCTCCGTTCCTCTGCTCGATCAGTTCAAGTTCGAGTTTAGACACTCACTCAGTCTGCAGCCTGTCCTCGATGGACTTGCTGGAAGTGGATGGATTCCAGCAAATGCCGCGAAGGAGTCGGGCGGGTGGAGCCTCGTTAGCTGCCGCAGTGAAAGCTGTGGCGGCGCGAATTCCAAGAGCTCCCCGCCAACAAGCAACCGTGGTGTTGACCCAGCCCAGGCGCAAGCGCCGAGCGGGGAAAGCCACGAGGACTAACAACTCGGTTCTTACAATCTCCCCCTCCTCTGGTCTCTCTGCCAGTGCTCTTCGGTATATCCGTTCGATTTTCGAGCATCAATTGCTCTCGGACGTTGATTTGCCATCTTTCTCTGCAGCGTGCATGGGGTTTACCAGGCAGGCTCGTATGGCCAATGTTTACCTCCAAGCAGGTCTTACGACCAATTCGACCTTCCTCTGTAATCCCTATCTGGCATTTGCACAGTACATGAAGTATCAGACCCAGACTTCTACCGTTCCCACCCCTAACATGTCGTTTATCCCATCTTTTATGATTAATGGCACAGCATCGGTGGCAGGTGTTCCTTATGGTGATGGTTCTTCAGCCAACACAGTCACCCCCCTCCAGCTGAGTGGGCCTTTGGTGATTGGTGCTGGTGCTCAGTACTATTCTGGACTTGTCAGAGTGCACGGTGTGGAGATTGATATTGAGTATACTGGCACTGAGTTGAATAAGGGTGGGATTCTCAGTGTGATTCACGGGGCCAACAATTGGTCGTGTTGCACTCAGTACAACACACTTGGCAACACCCAGGCATCGTTTGGCTCTCTTCAGAGCACGGTTTTGCCTGGTAATGATGACTTTTCCACTGCTGGTCGTATTGGCGGCCGGGTTCGGTTTGTCCTCAGGCCCACTGATCCTTCCTTCTTTGAGATTAGGGAGACGTATTTCAGTGGTATGTCTGAGAACTCCGCGCTCGGGAACTCTGAGGAAATGTGTTGTCCTGCTGCAGACTCGGCTGGCGTCCTTCCAATTGATGGAATTGGAGCCGGCCCTTCAGCCTCGACACCGTCCTTCAGAGCGCCTCACGGCTGGACACTTGGATTTTCTATCATTCCTGCTGTTGCCACTGCTGGTGCTACCCTGAATTACGTTCTTCGTGTCAGAGTTGTTACGGATGAGTTGGTTGTCCAACAGACAGCCAACCCGTCCTCCTTCTCTGGCACTCCCTCCCACGTCGCTCGTGCCAATCCTCTTGAGGAGGCACACATCCGAAATGCGCTTTCTGCCCACCATTTGGCTGCTGCCCAAGGGATGTACAAGGAAGTTCTCGCCAAGAGCGAGCATGGCCTTGTTACATCCGTTGAGAGCGCGGCTAAGGGCGCTGCCATGGAGATGGGTGCTAAGGCACTTGGGACGATTTTCAAAACCGGTAGAGGTAGGAGGTTGTGAGTTGTTGGTTAGTTTGGGCGTACTATGAACGCCCACTGCGGGTTTCCTGGAAAATTTGGCTTGGTAAGCCAGTACCCGAACACACCCAGGTGAGAATGAAATTTGCCCTTGAAGGAAAACAAGATAAACCCTTCGCCCCCCAG